TCCACATCGGCGTCAATCTTCGCCACTTCGCCAGCCTGCTTTGCCTGGATCATCTCGGGCGAGAATTCTGCCGCAATCTTCTGCGCTTCGGCCTTGATTTTCTCGGCCTCGGCCAATGCCTTCTGCGCTTGCGTAATCAAGTATTGCTGTTCTGGCGTCGGGGGCGGCGGCTCTTGCGCGGCCTGCGCCATTGCCTGCGCTTCCTCGTCAGTCGGCTTCAACACGCCAGCCTGCACAAGCTGCTTCCGGAAATACTCGCGCACATCCTCAATGCCCTCGCCCTCCATGTTCATCATGGCCATGGCTTGCAGCACCTTCTGCGTCTCCGGATCGGTCGTAATCGCCATCATGCCAGTCAGGGCGCGCACGGTTGCCGCGCGCTTGCTGGAGCTAGACGGGCCAACCGTCACCGCAACGTCAAACTCGGCGTCCGATAGATCATTCTCATGTTCAACCTCGCCGTCATCGCTCATGATCGGGCGCATAAGCTCCACGGTGGAAAGCTCGCCTTGCGCGCCGATGCCCTTCATTTTCCGGCCAGGCTCGACAAACACGTCCTTCGCCATCGAAAGCCAAATCTCGCCGCACCGTTTCACGGCCTTGCCCATGTTGGACAGGTAAATATACGCTTGCATGTCCAGGCGCTGTTGGATCATCTCCACCGCTTTGCCGGAAATGTTTGATACCATCTTATCGGCCTGCTGCGCCGATCCAAGGATTTCCTGCATGTCCGCTTCGGTTACCTGCAACATACCAGCTAGCGCGGGCGGGATGGCCGGCGGCTTGGTATAGGCCATTGGCCCGGCGGGTTGCTGGTTTCCGCTGGCGTCTGTGATGGGGTTCAACAACAAATAGGGGTAATTCTTCAGGTTATCCTCTGACCACATATTTTGATGGCCAAGCACCTGCTCCGGCGTCAGGATCGGCTTTTCAACGCTAGACAGCGCTGCAATTTCTCCCAACTTGGAAAGCTGCATGTTCTTCAGGCGCTGCGAATCCTTGGCCAGCCGCACATGCCCCATGCACCGCTCGACGTTATCCACAAACCAGCGCTTGCCATAAACCGGCACAATCGGAATATGCCGCCCCGCGATGTGCCCGCAATCTTCAAGCACCTTGGCGCCGTTCAGGATGAATTTCCGCACCTTGCGGCGCTTGACGCGCTTGCGGCGCATTTCCCGCGCGCCGGTCGCAGCCAGGCGGTCCTCAAGCTCCTCATCCTCATCAAACTCGGATTGGGAATGCTTTTCCTCTTCGCCGTCAAGCGTTCGGAATATCCGAATGGTTTCGGAAACCTCCTCCACCTTGTAGTATTCCGCCACATAGACAACATCAGGCGTTGCCCAGTCGAACTCTAGCTGCTGGATTTCCTTTGGCCAGCTTGCCGGGCTGTCATTCCATTCGCGCTCATAGGCTTGCGGCGTCATGGAAGTCAGCACAAAGCAACACTTGGCGTCCGCCTTGTCCTGGCGCTTGGCGTCTAGGTCAAACCAAACGGAACTATCGGCGTCAAAAATCGGCTCGATCTTAATCCGCTGCTGGTCGTCGTCCTCATCTTCCTCGTTGACGTATTCCGTCCGCAAGCGCCAAGCGCCAAAACCGCCGCCTACCGCCTCTTCAAAGGCGTTGTCATAGGCTTCCTCTGCCACGCTGTCCTGTTCATCGGCGCGATATAGGTCGTTGCAAGTCTCAGCTAGGGGGTCATTTTCCTGGCCATCCTTGGACACAAAGGCTACCGAGATGCGGTTATTGCGGAACTCGTTGAAGATGCGAATGACGGAAAGGTGAACCTTGTTCACCTCAAACTTGGGTTTGTTCTCGAATTGCTCCGAAAGCGGGCCTTCCCATTGGGCGCCGGCAATGCTGTAAAAGCGCCGGTCTTTCAGGCATTGCAGCCGTTCATCCCGCAGCGCGGATTGAATGCGGTCAAACTCCGCCATGGCCTCCTGGTGGAGGTTTGCCAAGGCCTGCTCTCGGGACATGCGCGCCATGGTGGAGCATCTAGCCCCAGCGGTGGGCACTTGGCAAGGGTATAATTGCGGGGCGGGTTTCTACCTTGGCGCGGCGGACGCCTTCGCAGGCATAGCGCAAGGCGTCTATGACGTGGTTCTTCTTATCTTCAAGGATCGGCAGGATGCGGTCAGTCAAGGGGTCGCGCTTGTAGGAATAGAGCGTCAGCTCGTCAATCGTGTGAACGCATCGCGGGTGGACCACGATATCGTAGGATTTCAGCCATTCCACCCCTTCCTCCAGGGATCGCGGCCCCTTGACCGCTGGGAAGATGCGCGGGAAGCCATGCTTTCGCATGTGCGAGATAGTCTCAGGCCGGGCATTATCGGCGGTCATCGGCCATTTTTCGGCCTCGGGGATGGTCATGAACAACTCGGGGATGTTCACGATCTCGCAGCCCACCTGATAGGCCTCGAAGTCAACGTAAAGCGTCCGGCCTATGATGTGGCAGCGCACCAGCACGGTCGGATCAACGCTGAAACCCCAGTCCGCGCCCATGCGGTGGATGGCATCGCGCGGGGCTTCAAACTCCTCGACGCGCCAATTGCGGAACACGCGCGCCTCGCTGTTGGCCAGATAGCCGCCAAGCCAGACATGCTTGTATTTGTCCGGGTCACGGCGCCGGTCGTACTCCATTTCATCCCGCAAGACGTCCGGAAACCAAGGGTTTTGGTCATAATTGACGCCTAGCACCACGGCATCCTTGGGCGGCGTGTCGCCCCTCAGCAAGTGATCAACCGGGTCCGATTTCTCGCGCGGGTTCCAAGTGAACCATAATTCGCTGCCAGGCCTGCGGATTGTTGGGCGCAGCATGTCCAGGCTGGTTTGGCTTAGGCTTTGCGCCTCTTCAACCCAAGCGCGGTCATAGCCTTCAAGGGACTTGATGCTGTCGGCGGTGTGGGTTTTCATGCCCTGGAAGATGATGCGTCCATCGCCCCGGCGCGACTTAATGACGGCCTCTTGAACCTCGAAGTAATCGCCGGCGCCCATGGCCTCGATCTTGGTTTCAAGCAAGCGCTTGACGGATTGGGCAAGGCTCTTTTGGTTTTCTCGAACGCAAACGGAATAAGTGTTTGGGGCAAGGATATGCGCCTCAATCATGGCCTCGGCAAAGAAGTGCGACTTGCCGGAACCGCGTCCGCCCCATGCGCCCTTGTATCGGGACGGTGCCAGCAGCGGGCGCGCCCATGCTGGGGTTTGGATTTGCAGGGCGGTCATTTATTCCCGGTTCCAACCATCACGATCTTTCACCACCCCTTAACGCCGTGTTGGCGCTTGCGCGCTGGTTGGAGAGATACGCCAGCCGGGACCAGCGGTTAAGGAGTCAAGGGGCATTCTTTCAATCTTTGGCGTTTTGCGCCTTATCCACAATAACGCGCTCAATTCGGGTAATCGCCACCGGCTCGTCAGGATCACCGGCAAGCGTCGCCTTGCTCTCGGGCGGCATTATCCGATCCAGTAGGTTTACCGCAGCCGCGTGGCCCTGCGGATGCGCCGGGTCCAACGCGCGGGCCATCTGGGCATCAAGCAGCGCCTGGCGCCTTTCGGCAATGCTGGCGCGAATTTCCGCCGCCACGCGCCGGCCTTCGCTCTTGGTCCAAGCCGCAGGCTGTGGCGCCTCGCCAAAGGCCGCGCGGGCAGGCGCACCGCTTGCCGGTCCACCCGTGCCAACGCCACCGGCAGGAATACCGCTCGCCGGGATACCGCTCGCCGGTTTCGCGCGCGCGCGCGGGGTTTCTACCATGTCTGGTGCCTTTTCTACCATTTCTGGCTCCTGGGCTGGTTTTCCGGATTTAGCACGGGCTTGGGCTGTCGGGGAAGGGTTTTTCATCGGCTGGCCCGCAACCGCTCTGCAAGGCCCTTAAACCGCGCCACAAGCCCCTCAAGGTATTCCCGGCCCTCTTGGTCAAGCTTTGGGTGCTGCAAGCCGTCCTGGGCCGCTCTGGCGCGGCGCAGGCAGTCTTCCGCCAGCGCATCGTCGGCATGGGCGCGCGCCACTTGGGCAGGGGTCAGGTCCATCAGCGCCACCGCTTGCCAGAATAGGTTGCACCCTCGCGCCATAGCTTCGGGCCGCTGGACAGGTAGCCCGGTGGCAGGGGCGGCACTTCGCCTTGCCGACCTGCCGCGTCATAGGCGCGACACTCGGCCAGCCATGCGTCGAAGATTGCCTTCCGGCTTTCGTTGCGTTTTGTAATCAGTCTAGCCGGGACATCCTCGGACCGGGACATGTTTCGCCCCGTGACATCGGGACAATGGACCCCCCCCTTTAGGGGGGGGGTTCCAGAATGTCCCGGGACATGTCTCTCGCCGCCGGTTAAAATGTCCCGATTTGTCCCGATTTGTCCCGGCAATGTCCCGGCAGAAGCGGCAGCAAAAAGGGGTAGTTCGTTGCTTTTTTTCATCGAATTACACCGCCCAAACTGTGTCATGATGCACCCCGATTTGCCCCTTTTGGGCCAGCCCATCGGCCGCCCGGTTGAAGGCTTTCTTCTTCGCCTCATGGCTATCGGCGGTTGAACGTGCGAAGAACGTCTCACGCCATGCGTGCTTGCTGGTGGCGACGATCACGCCTGCTTGCGAGGCTTGAAAAGGCGGCTGGACCGGCTGTGTGGCCATCACGTCATGCAGGATGCGCAGCGCCATGGCCTCGCCGTTGGTGAGGCTCACACGCGGCTTGGAGGGGCGGTCTTCGGTCGGCTCGACCACGCAAGACGTGACCGGCTTGCCGCGATGGTTTAGGCCTAGCTCGACGCGCTTCAGGGTAAAGCCAAACACGCCGTCAATCTCAAGCTCGCGCTGTTTGGTAACGCG